AGAATAATCAATTATAAAATTGTGTAATATGGCTGATATAGCGAAATGCACCGATTTTTTATGCCCATCAAGTAAATACTGCTGGAGGTTTACTGCTCCGGCAGGAATGTATCAAAGTTATGGAGCATTTAATCGAGAAGAAGATGCTGACAACTGTGATATGTTTTGGAGTAATGGTATTTGTAAATACTGTGAGAAAGAAAATAATATACACAGAATGAGTTGTCCAACACGTAAAATCCAAATTAGTTTATAAGTTTGTTCTATTTTGGAACTATCTAAAATGTACAATATCTTGTACAAAAAGACTAAAAAGTGTATAAAATGTATAATATAAGTTACTAATCCTTTAAAGATAAACCCTAAAAATTAGGGTTTTAATTAATATAAAAAGTAATAGCTTTGTCCCAAATATACACTAAATTAGAGACCAAAATGAAAATAACAGTTGAAGTAAATGACGAATCACTTGTATTGGATTTACATAATGACAATACAATTTGGGATATGATACAAAAAATTAAAATAATACTAACTTTTTGTGGATATAGCCAAGATTTAATTAATCAAATAATAGAAGAACAGGAATGACAACAACAGAAAACAACAACAAAAACGACTTATTACTAATAGCTATTATAATAGGTTTAATATCTGCAATAGTTTTAACGTCTTGCGGATCACGAAAAGTATCCAAGTCTGAAACTAAAGAAACGGAGAAAACAGAATTTAAAACAGAGGCTAAAACAGAAACAACAGTAACGAACAATATTAAAATCCTTGACAGTTCAACAACTGATGAAATAGAGATTAGTCCGATATCTGATACATTACCTATGGTTGTGAATGGAATAACGTACAAAAACGTTAAAATAAGACACAAAAAAACTAAAAACAACATAAGTATAGCAAAAGATGTAAAAGTCCAACACAACGCACAAAAAAGCGATTTAAAGGTGGTTAAATCCAACAGGATAATTGAAGTAAAACAAACTGAACGTAAAGAGTCTTATTGGTGGCTGCTTTGGTTCTTACTTTTAATACCGATTTGGTATTATGGAAAAAAGTACTTTCAACGCCTCTCGGCTTAAAATGAAGCGCACCAGTGAAAGTCATATTTAGGTTAAATCGAAAGCCAAAACGATAAGAACAACAAAACCACTCAAAGTACAAGAGTGGTTTTTTTATTTAAGTTAATTTGCTTTTTATAAACTTTTTTGTTTACATTTGAAACTTCATAATAGTTTGGTTTAGGTTAATAACCCCTTCCGTTTTGCGTGAAGGGGTTTTTTTTATTTAATCCTGTCAAACAATTCATCCAACATTAACTCATCAGCAGTAGTATCAATTTTTAATATATTCTTATTTACAAGAATTGATATTAGATATTTATGGCAGTTCTGCTTTGCTTTGTAGCTTTGTGCTGTTCCTTTTCTATAAAGTTTAAAATCTGCATAGTGGCAAATTAAATTTTTATAATCATTAGTTAATTGGTCGTGAGCGAGAAAATGCTCTTTTGATAATAGATAGTTCATAGTTATGGTTTTAGTAGTTCAACTTTATTAAATTTGTCTTTTTTTACAATATATCCAAGTGCTTCATAAAGTTTAAGATACCGGTAAACTGTTCTATTACTTACATTCAAATACCTTTCTATTGTATACATATTTCTTGGCTTCTCCTGGAGATATTCCATAAGCCTTATGCATCTATACATTTTGTGCTGATTCATATTAATAAAGGCTAAAGGTTGAGTCATTTAATTCAATAGTAACATCATTATCTAAAAAGTCTAAAACAATTCCTTTAAACTCATATACTTTGCCTGCCTGATCCAACATTAAAAATTTAATGTCGTTCTTAATATTTCGTTTGATTTTTGGCAATAATTGTAAACCGAAGCTTTCATTTAATTTGTCAGCTAATCTTTTGCCGTTTATAGAAATCTTAAATTCATCCGTAAACATTTGCTGTTTATCTTTAGCGATTTTTATACACTCATCCCAAAAGGAAAATATCTCCTGGTCTTTGTAATTAAGTTGTAGTAAAGTGCTATTTATTTCTGTAATTCTTTCGTGAATATTCATAACTCAAAATTTAGTTTGCTTTCGTAAATTGTATAAACTTCTTCATTCTCAAAATCAAAATGTAAATTGTTTTGAGATAGTTGTTCTAAAAAAGCCTGAATCATAAATAACTGATAAAAGCTATATCCTTTTTTTTCTATTCCTCTTATTAGTTTAGGTCTCAACTCATTAGATTCGATAATTCGTCTAATAAATCCGTAATCAACGTTACAGAAATCAGCGATGTTGTTAATTGTGTAAATCATATTTTAGAAATAAAATTGTTAAACGGATCAAACTCAAAAGCAAAAAAACCATCTTGCTCATCTAAATAGCGGAAGCTGTAAATAGTGCCATGCAGTAATATTTTATTCACCCATTGTGCCGGTTTAGTTCTTACTATTTTAACACCACTCAACCTAAAAGGTCTGCCACTTTTTGAAATTTGAGTATCAAAGTGGTTAATGTCAATCTTAAATCCCTGTACTGAAATCTGTTCCATAATCTATCCATATTTTACATTCAAATCCTAAATCTTGTAATTGTTTGATTCTTATCTTTTGCAATTCGCTCAACTTTCCATTTGGCCTTTTAACTTCAATAAACATTGTTACGCCATCTTTTAGGCACATTAAATCCGGTATTCCGTTTTTATTTGTTTTAATTAGTTTAACGCAGAGCCATCCCTCTTTTGTGAGTCGGTTGATTATTTTTGTTTGTATTTTTTGCTCCGAAATCTCGTTTAAATGTTTCATTGTTATACGTAAATAAAAGGAAGTTTTGTTTTTGTTCTTCCATTAATATAATGATTAAATCTATTATAAGTAAATCCTATACTTTCAGCAGCTTCTAAAGCTGTTTCATAAAATATCCCTGTTTCAGTATTTAAAGTAATTTTAGCAAAAGAATTTTTACCTCTTGTTTGCATTTTACTTTTTATTTTTTTTGTTTCAACACTATCTTTTCTGCCTTTTCTTGAATTAACACTTTTGGCGATAGCTTCTGCACTTCTTTTTAATCCTGTTTGTGCTTTAGATAAAGACTGTTTGTGTTCTAATGTTAGTTTTTTTCCAGTTAATGATTTAGATATTTTTAATCTTGTTTCTTCACTAAAAACTCCTTTTTTAAAAGTAGTATCTGTTAATTTACAATTTAATCCATTCTTTATACAATTATAAAGTTCTTGATAATATCTTTCTAATTCATTTAATTCGCTAAAATTACAATATTGTACAACTTCAAATTTATGATTTTCAACTCCATATTTTAAAATAGAATTATAAAGTTTAGGTTGATCTTTTAATTTTTTTAAATTACTATGATTTTTCCATCTTACTTTTATATTAATGCTTTGACCGATGTAAATTTTGTTTTTAGGGTTAGTTATTTTATAAATTCCTATTTCCATATAAATAAAAACCAACACTTCAAGAGGTAGTCGGCTCTATCTGTGTTGGAATTTTATAAAGTTGTTATTACTGCGACTACTCAGTTATACAAATATATAAAATTATTTTTTAATTCCGAAGTCTTTTTTAAAAACATCTGTTGTATAATTTTTTTTATTTATAACGGCTCTATAAATTTTTTTCTCTATACCATTTCTACTAAAAATCCAATAAATATCATTCAAAGGCCTACTTAAAGTGCTTAATCTTGACCTGCTCTGCCAATAACTTACAGCACTAAAATCAATATTGTAATAAACCAAATACTTTGCCTGTGCCAAGCTAATACCTTCCCGGCCACTTACGATTTGCAAAGCAATATTTTTATCGGTTGTATTAAACTCTTCTAAATCGTTTGTCAATCTATTGCCAAAAATATTTTTGAGTGCATTGAACTCCTCGACAAATTTGTAAAATATGGCAATTTTTTGACCTTTAAAATGATTATCAATAAACATTGCCTTACTAAAGTCAATCACTTTACTCGTTCCATCCTCAAACTTGCAAGTTCCTGAATAAAGTTGATGGAGCTTCTGCTGTAATTTAACTGAAGTATCAGCTAATATCAGTTGGCCTTCTTTGTTTTGCACCACTAAATCAGCTTTTAATTTATCAATTATCTTATAAGTAATGGCATCCATATCGCAATACAAAACGTTCTCATTAACTTGCGTTTCAAATCCCGCCTCAACTTGGGTAAAAGTTAGGATATAATATCTTATCAAATGCCAAAAGTCTTTTTTTCTTGCATCGGTGTAATCATTCACTTTGCCATGTCCTAAATGCTTCACTTTTACATTAACGTAATCATTTGCCCATTTATAAAAATTTGATTGATCAAATGGACTATAATTGCTCACCCAAAATTGGTGATACCATTGGCTGTAACTTTCAGCAGTTGGAGTTCCAGATAAGAAAATCATCGGCAAATTTCCGTACATTTTTTTAAATAGCTTTGCTGTTTCGTTTGGCTTTGGGAATGCTCCAAATCGGTGATGCTCATCGTGAATGACTAAATCAAAATTGCATGAAATTTTATGTAAACTTTCATCATTTGCAATAGTTAAATGATAAGTAAATCCAAAGTTGTCGTAATCCGCTTGAATGCTGGGGATGGCTTTCTTTTTTGTTAAAAACAACACTTGTTTTGCTGCAAATAATTCAGCAGTTTGCAAGGCTGTAATTGTTTTACCGGTTCTTACTTCCATCGCCAGGTAAACAATCTTTTTACGTTGCAGTATTTCAGCAGCTTCTTTTGAAAGTCTTATTTGATAATCCCTTAATTTCACGATATCCAATATTTAATTTCCTCTACAATATTTTGGGGTTCGTAATTCATCCAACTATTTCTAAACCATTCGATTTTACTTTGTTTTGCAATTTTATCAAAAGTGTTTCTGTTTTGATTAATTTTTGATTCAACAGATTTAACTTCTGATTCAAGTTTTCCAATTCTATAATCTCGTTTTTCTCCTTCATTTTCAATTCTTTTAATGTCTCTTTCAATAGTTTTAATTTTTTGCTCTGAATCAGCTTCAACTCCAAATCTTTGCAGTCTTGTTTGTAACCATTTATCAATTTGTTCAAGCCTGTTGTAATCTCTGATGCGTGGGTTATAGTTAAAATCTCTAATTTTTGTAATGACTCCTGAAAATCCTTGTCGTAATTCATCGGCAAGTCTATTATACTCTTTTTCAAGTTCTCGCAATTCTTTCGCTGGATCATCATCAAATTCCGTTTCTCTTTTAATTTCTTGGTAAATTCTTTCTGATAAATCTGTTTGTTCTTCTGATTTAGCGATTTTATATTCGCTTGAAAGTTTTTCAAATTCTTGTCGGTTAGCTTCCAATAGTGTTGGAAGAATAAGGTGTTTACATCTGTTGTCATTTTTTATCTCTATTTCTATTATTGAAACTTTTAATTGTTTTAATTTTTCTATGTCTATTTCAGTTTTTGCATTTGTGTAACAAATTTCAATACAGCAAACTAATTTATTATTTGCATCATAACAAGATAAATCAGGTCGTTTTTTTATATCGTGATAAAATTCGGGAACTACATTATCAAACTCGATCCATTGATTAAAAATAGTATCAAAGTATTTTTTCTCATGAACTATTTTCATTTTAGCGTTATAATGTTCCGGACTTTCTCCATAACTTCCACTTTGTTTTACACCTATAAAAGCGAAATCGTTGTTAGATTCAATCTTTTTAGCGAAGTATTCCCTTTCATCGCCTTGCTTATAAATATAATCTAAAGGCTCACCAGGATATAAACGATATTCATTTAGCCTTATGGCTTCTGAATGATGAACTAATTTATCATTAGCATCAAATAAGTATTCGTATTTTGTCATTTATCTAATTCTTTAATATATTTATAAATCATCTGCAATGAAACCCCAAGTTGTTCCGATACTTCTTTTTTATTTAAGTTTTTATTAGCTTCATAAAGCAAAGCAAACTTATCCTTATTAGTTTTGCCATCATTAGTTTTTAAAACCTTTCGTATCTCTGAAACTTCAATACTATCAATTTTTACTTTTTTAGCCATAGCGATGAAGTATTTAGATAGCTTTTCCGCCTTTAAAATAGAATCAACTGATATTTCATCTAAATTGTAATTTGTTTGCCCTATTGCGCCAAAAACGTGTATTAAAAGAGCGAAGCGTGGAATATAAGACTTTTGCTTTGGCAACATTGATTTCATATATTCATTTTCGCTTTCGCTGTTTTGAATTTCTGTTATTTCATTAAAAATTCGCATCCATTCCAATTTGGATTCAGTATTGAATTTGACAACTTTAGGCAAAATCGCTCCATCAGCATCCCTATTAATAATTTTATTTTTAATAGTATCATAAAAAGCAATTATAGTATCACTATACCATTGAATGGTATCATAATTCATTTCATTTTCATTATAACTTTCAATAGTTAAATCAGGAAATGATAATAACATTCTATCCATAAACCCATTATCTTTATTGTCATCAGTATAAAATGAATTAAAAATACTCGGTTGAATACCTCCAAGAACAGGAATTAAAGGTTTTGCCACAAATGATCCGGCCCTTGTTAATCTATTTAAGTTTACAGACTTTCCACTCCAAGTAGATAACCAAAACTCTAAATCTGAACCTGGCTTATATTTATTCATATCTTTAAACCATCCTGCTAACTCATCTTTAAAAACTCCAACTGAATTGTCGCTTTGCTGATGCAAATCAACTAAAGCTTCAATAGTTATATCATTTGCTATAAATTGTTTTTTGATAGGTTTATTAACTTCCATGCACTCTTCTTGATCTTTCTTCGAAAGTCCATTGTAATACTCATATTTTTCGTATTCTTTAATATAATTAGCTATTTCTCTATTATTAATTTTTTCTAAAGGAAATATAATATTTGAAATCGAAGGTGTTTTACCAATACCGGCTTTACCTACAATAGCCACCCAAATCGTAGCAATTTCAGTCCATCCTCTTTTGACTTCTATTTGCATACTATTACCAATACTTAATGAAGTTAGCCATAATAAAGAACAGCTCATATAATCTATGGAACTATCTAAAGTTTGGTTACATTCTAAAATATAAGACTGAATTGATTTTGGAAATACATCAATAGGGAATTCAAGATCCGATTTATTTATTATAATTTTTTCTTTTGGCTCTAATTCATTTTTTACTTTTCTACTACCATAACCATCAATATAAATTTGTTTTGCAGAAGCACTAAAATCACCATTAAAATTTTGCCAAGTATAAGCCGTATAAGGTGAAATTGGTTTTTCATGAGGATATATAGTTCCTGTTGAAAAAAGAAACATTATATTATCATTTTTAAAAATATAACCACTATGGGGTGAAGTGCCACCATATCTTTTTATGATGTATTTATCTTTGTGATTTCCAACAATTTTAAACTCTGAACTAACTACATCATAAATATTATTTTTATTATTAAAATCATCCCAAGGCAATATTTCTCCTTCAACATATTCACTTTTTATTTTCTTTGTTTCTGTTATTTCTTTAACTGGTTCTTGATAGTCATACATTTTAGAAAAACTAATAATAATCTCTCTATCTTCATCACTAATAAAATCAATATCATGGTAACTCTTTTTATAAACTTTGTTATCAGGATACGTAAAAATATAACCACCTATTCCTCTCGTTTCAATGACAGCTTCTTTATGTCCTTTAAGTTTTGCTAATTTTAGATTTCCTTCAACTCGTTTTGATTTATAGAGTAAATGATAACCAGCGTTTTTAGTTTTATAAACGACTATCTTATCTTCAAAATCTAATATGTTATCTTTTAAATAAGCAATATATTCAGTCCAAAATGCAATCTGTTCTTTTGCTGTTGAAAATACTTTTAAATCTACATCAATACACTCCAGGTAATCATATCCGGTAACAATTCCAAAATTTGTAGTTGCAGGGATTTCTTTACCATCCTTCTTAATTATACCGCCTTTGTAATTAAAATTTTTAATAAAGCTATCCCAGGATTGTTTTTCATTTTGAGATTGCTTCCAAATAAAGTTAGGAACTTTGTTATCTGATACTGTTATCAAAGAAAAATTTTCGTAGAACTTTTTTAATTTAGATTCTTCCATAAATATTTTTTAAATAAGAAATCCGATTTATCCACTGCCTCTTACCTCAGTTTCAAAATCGGATTAATATAATACTTTTCAAGTGTAAGAGGTTATGCAAATATAAGATTTATTTTAAAACAAATGGTTTTTAAACTAATTTAATTTATTTTAAACTATTTTAAACTAATTTTAAACCAAACTTTCCTTATTTTATAGTACTTTACAAAGTTTTTAAACCTTTTAAACCAAGTTTAAAATATATTATTTTATATTTTTATTTTACAAAAAATTATTATTTATAGAAAAAGTTTTAAACTTGGTTTAAAATCGACGTTAAGCCTTGATATTCTTGAAAACCTTGGTTTAAAATTAGTTTAAAAAAGTTTAAAATTTTAAACTCGGTTTTAAATAAAAAAACCACCTGTTAAGGTGGTTTAATTAGTTGTGTTGAATGCTATTTAAAAATCTAAATCATCATCAAATTCTTGCGAATCATTAAAGTCATTGGCAATATCACCATTTAAAACAACCTCAATTTCGTTAATGTCTTTTTTAATTAAATAGGTTTTAAGGTATGCCTCTAAAATGTCAAAGCACTCATCTGCCATGTTACACTCTTTATCCGTTAAAGATTTCTCAAACGCAAAGTTTGGCATTGAATATTTAACAGCACCTTTTTTGCCATCTTTGGTATCTTTAACAATAACCCACTCATCAGCTAACCTGGAACGAGTCTTTTGCGTAAAATCACCCCATTGTTGTGTTGCACTTCCTTTAAGTTGAATATTGGCCAATGATCCATCTTCAAGCATAACATAAATTGACCTTGTATAATGGCCACCTGCTGCAATAATTTTATCTTTAATATCTTTGTAAAGACCTTTAGCAATTTCATTTCCTTTGAATGGTTTAACAGTCATCTCCTCTTTTGAAATGAATTTAACCTCATTAGAATAAATGCTACTACTTGAAGCATCATTCCAACCTTTTACAGTATGCAGTTCATCAAGAACTAAAAACTTAAAAGGTAAAGGAATTTGAACGTTCTCCTGTTTCTCTTTGTCATAATAAGAAAAACATTTGTCGTTTGATTTCCACTCGATAAACTTTGTTGCGGGATTGCTTTGCGGTTGTGCAAAGGCTTGTTTTCGATTACTCATAATATTATTATTTATTTGTGGTTTGAAATTAAGATGCCCAAACCTTGCATCTGTTAATATTATTTTATAAATTTACTGATTTTATATTATATTACCAAGAGATAGCTAAAGTATCTTTGCGTGGTGATGTGCTTACTCTTGTTACTTCAACACCATCATCATCGTAAATACTTGAATTAGACTTTAAGGCTACCTTTAGGAGCATTTCCCTTTCGTTTAGTTTTTCTTTGATTTCTGACCATTTAAAATCGTCTTTATAGTTTATGGTTTCACCACCATTTCTAAACGTTCCTTTAAGGCCAAATGCCTCAAAGTTTTCTTGTGGCACTACTTCTAAAATTTTAGCAGTTATAACGTCAAGTGCTTCTTGCATTCTTTTAGCTTGTGCCAGGAGTTCGTACTTGTCAACTTCTCCGCCATCTATAACATCAGTTATAAATTTGGTTGCAGAGAATTGAATCTCTTTTTTGTTTGGCAAGAAGTTTTGCGTTTGTACTTCTTGCTCTCTCATCATCTGAAATAAATCTTTATTACTCATAAAATAGGTCTGATAGGTTAGTTATTGAAAAGCTTTTGTTACTCGTGTTTAAAATCAAGGTATAAGCATCTGATATTGTCAGTAGAGAATACAAATAATTATCCTCTAATGCTTTTACCAATCTTGCGTGGGAGTTTGGATAAATTTCTTTCATCACTTCCAACTGCAATTTGTGTTCTTCTTTTAAATTGTCAAATAGTGTTTTCATATAAATAAAAATCCCTCTTTCAAAACATAGGTCAGTATGTAGTGTCAGAGGGAATAGTTATGTTTGTGTTTAGCAGTTCTGACCAACTGTTTAGCAAATATAGTAATTTATAATTAATAAACAAATTTATTTTTTAATTCTAAATTCATCTAAATCTTTGTTCCATTTGATCCGCAATCTTTCACGCTCTTTGCTTGGAACTGATATTGGCAATACAACCGCCACATCGTCAATAAATGCTTTAGGTCTGCCTCCGAGATTTTTTTCTTTTTTCATATTATTTTACCTTTTACGTTATCCAATTCTTCTTGTATTTTCAATTTATAGTTTGGCAATAATTGTCCTTTTGAATTATATATTTCATGCAAAGTAATTTCGTAAAGTATAAAATCACATTCGCCTGTCTCCGGAGGATTAAAATAATTACCGGTGCATGGCTTACGATACACCTCAACCTCAATCTCAAAATCAACTACAGCAATGCAATTAAAATCTTTATCGTAAATTTCAAAGCCTTTGGAGTTAATATAGTAATCAAACCAATTATAATTCTCATTACAAAAATCTTTGATGCTGTCTAATATTAATTTCTTCATAGTATAGATGTTAAAATTAATAATCCAAAAAATAATACTGCTATTCCAATAGCGCATTTTAATCCGGTTTTTAAGACAAAGTCTAATTCCTTTTTTTCTTGATCTGTCATTTTCTTTTAAATTCAATGTTAAACAATCCGAAATCAAAACTACGTGGTTCAATGTACGCTGGGAACTTGTAATTGTATAATTCTTTTATTTCTGAAGCTCGTTTCTTAAAACTGCTTTTGTGTTTCAATGGTGCTGAAAAATCTAATTTCTCAACATCTAAATCCTTTAAATCTATTCCAAGCGTTACAGCCTGGTTATAAAACTTTTGTTTTGCTCTTATGCTCATAATAATTAATATAAAAATCGGGTTAAAAAATATACTGCAATAATTCCGATTGCGTAAACTTGGTACTTTTGTTTTGATAAAAATGTTTTCATAATGTTTTGTTTTAGTTAATTAAATAAGCAAGGCATATTGTTTTATTATTTTTTATAATTCTTAAATAGCAATGTTCAGTTTCACATAAATTACTATAAGTATAATTAGCGTCAGTTTGTACAGTTAATCCAAATAATTTGCATAATGAATCAAATCTGTACCAATCTTTTTTTGTTAAATTTAATGTTTTCATAATGTTTAGTATAAATGATTAATGCAGTTGGTAGTATGCTGCTCCACTTGGTTATTAATTACATTTACTTAAATTATAAATGCTTGGCATTGATTGTTGGTCATATCGGCCATTATCATCGCATTCTATTCCCGTAACTTTAGTTTCAGTTCCATCTTTAATTTTAAATTCATTAAATCCAGTAACTTTAAATTTCTCTCCAGTTGGAATCCAAGTTAAAATTGTACCCATTTTGATTGATTTGATTTGTGTAGTTGTCATAATATTTGTTTTTTGTTATTGTTTGATTAGGCAAATATAGTTATTTATAATTAACCACCAAACATTTTTCTAATTATTTTTTATATATCTTTGTTATATGAAGCAGCCACGTGTTTTAATTGAAACTGAACATGATCAGGAATACCGAAACTTCGATTTTGTTATAGCTGATGTGAATGGTTGTTATGTAATCGATAGCGAAACAATGTGTTTGGTTTTAAATGGAACTGATTTCATATTGGAATTCAACGGTGAACTATACGATGAAGTTAAAAAGAATATAGCAATTAGAAACTTAATAAATAAAAATTAACGGGAGTAGTAAATTAAAGATACTCTTTACCTACTCTTTTTTAGGGTAGGTTTAACGTATTTAAAAAAATGATATGGCAAGACCAAGCGAATATAACTTTGATTTATGTATTGAAATTTGCAATAAAATTGCGGATGGTCAAAACATTAAAGCTATTTTAGAAAGTAAAGATAATTATCCAGCCTTTTCTACTTGGTGTAAATGGAAAAGAGAAAACCAAGAATTATCGAACCTGTATGTAAATTCAATACAAGACAAAAGCGAAAGTGTAGATGCTCAAATCGATGAAATATGGGAAGGCTGTAAAAATGGTTTGTATGATGCAAGTACAGCAAACGTATTAATCCAAACTTTAAAATGGAAAGCTTCTAAATATTATCCTAAAATGTTTGGCGATAAAGTACAACAAGAACACTCCGGTGAAATCACTACAAACATTATTTCGTTAGGTAGTGGAATAAAACCAAATGAAACTATTAATTAAGCAGGAACACGCTGTTTATTATCTTAAAGATAATATCACAAAGGAAATATTATACGGTGGCGCTGCCGGTGGGGGCAAATCCGCTCTCGGTGTTTTATGGCTTATCGAACAATGTCAAACCTATCCGGCTACTCGTTGGTTAATGGGAAGGTCAAAACTAAAGACATTAAAAGAAACTACTTTAAATACTTTCTTTGAACTTACATCCAATTTAAAGCTATCTAATTCCTATAACTATAATAGTCAAACAGGAGTGATTACCTGGACCAATGGAAGCGAAATACTATTAAAGGATTTATATTCTTATCCCGCTGATCCAAACTTTGATAGTTTAGGTTCGTTAGAGATAACCGGAGCATTTATAGATGAGTGCAATCAAATTTCATTTAAGGCATGGCAAATAGTTACATCCAGGATAAGATATAAGCTAAATGAATATAACCTTACTCCAAAGATATTAGGAACGTGTAACCCGGCAAAGAACTGGACCTATTCAAAGTTTTACATTCCAACTGCTGCCGGAACTATAACAGAAACGAGAAAGTTTATACAATCATTGCCAACTGATAATCCAAACTTACCGCCATCCTATTTAGATAGTTTACTTGCTTTGGATGAGAATAGTAAGCAAAGGCTATATTATGGTAATTGGGAGTTTGACAATGATCCTGCAAGGCTTATCGACTTTGATAAGATTCAGAATATATTTACCAATGATTTTGTTGATAGTGGCGATATGTATATTAGTGCGGATATTGCTCGATACGGAAGCGATAAGATGGTTATACTTGTTTGGAGTGGCTTCCGGGTTATTGAGATATTTACTTTAGATAAATCAAGTATTACCGAAACTGCTGAAGCAATCAAATCGTTAATGAATAAACATCGAGTTCCATTGTCTAACGTAATTGCCGATGAAGATGGTGTTGGCGGTGGTGTTGTGGATATTGTACGTTGCAAAGGATTTGTAAATAACTCCAAAGCATTAAAAGAGGAAAACAATAATGTCGAGTATCAAAACCTAAAAACACAATGCTATTATAAACTTGCTGAACTAATCCAGGCCAACAAATTATTTATCGATTGCAATAATGCAGACACACAAGATGTAATAACCAAAGAGTTAGAACAGGTTAAAAGGGATAAGATTGACCAAGATGGTAAATTAAGGATATTGCCAAAAGAAAAAGTAAAGGAGTTGATAGGCCATTCACCTGACTATTCCGATGCATTAGCAATGCGATTCTACTTTGACTTAAAACAAACTTTCTTTACATTCTAAAAAAAATATATACTATTTATATTAAGTCTAAATAAAATTTATATATTTGTGGTTAATTAAGATTAATTAAAATGGAATTTAAACAATTAGCTTACGACTTAAAAGAGTTAGACGAAACAAAAGGCGTTGTTACTGCCTATGCTAACGTTTATAACTTTAAAGATAGCGATGGAGACATTTCGGCTTATGGTTCATTTGATAAAACTGTAAACGAAAACTTTAAACGCATCCGGGTATTGAAGGATCATAATCCAACAATGATGATAGGTGTTCCATTGACTATTGATACTAAAGATAGTTATGGTTTACTTACTACTACTAAATTCAATATGAATAAGCCATTAGGTAAAGATATGTTTACTGATGTTAAACTTATGTTTGAGACTGGTTTAAATGCAGAGTTAAGCATTGGGTATAGAGTAATGCAAAGAGACCAAAAAGATAAAAGCATTATCAAAGAATATAAATTGATGGAATATTCTTTTTTATCATCCTGGGGAGCGAATCAATTATCGACAGTACAAGATATAAAATCAATCCAAAGTCATTACGGACTTATGGAACTTATTACAAAAGCTTACAATTTGCCTTACTCTGACGAGAGATTAAGACAGATTGAAACAATATTAAAATCACTCACAATAGAGCCGTCAGAGACTGACACTTTTGATAATGAGCCGATATTATTAGACACGTTAAAATCATTTACAAACTCGTTAAACATAAAATAAAAATGGACGAAAAATTATTGGCCGAATTGGCAAACATTAAAAGCGGATTAGAAACTAAAACCGCTACAGAAGTAAAAAGCGCAATCGATGCTTTCGAAACAAAATTAACTGCTTCAATCAAATCTTCTTTCGAAGCTGATATAAAATCAGTACGTGAAGAATTGGAAGCTAAATTTACTGCTGACTTGAAAGTTGTACAAGATCACGCTGACAAATTAGATGTAAAACTTCAAGAGAAAGCTAAAGCTGAAGCTAACGCAAATGTTGACAACATCAAATCTTTAATTAAAGATAA